CATAGATTGCTGACTCTGATGCTGTTGTTGTGTAGATGTTATCTGATATGTTAAACACGTCATATAAGCTGTATTCAGCACCTATAAGCCTATCTTTAAAGATACTCTTCATTATCTTGGTATCTTCTTTATTCATTATAGGGTGAACTTTGGCGTATGCCTTGTCTTTAGCAAGTTTCATAAGTATATTCTTATCAACCAAACTTCTAAGAATGTTCGTGCCAGGAAGTACCACTAGCTTATCAATCTTCTTTATCTTGAACTTCTTTTTAGAAGTGTATTTATCAACAGGTTTTGAAAACATATCTGAGTAATCTTTATCTCCATCACTATTACGCATAGCATCAATCAAGTAAGCATTGTATGCTTGAGTTGACTGAGGGTAGGCAATAATTGAACCTGCGCAAAAACCATATCCAATAGACCTAAAATCTAAAGGTTCTTCTGCCATAGTGTCGTGAGATAAATCAATATCACGCTTGTCGCACTCAGACACAAGGTAACTCTCTACCTTCTCAACTTCTGTAAGATTATTAACTTCAACTTTAAGATTGCCAAAGTGTTCAGTCATCTTCATTAATCATACTCCGTTTGCCAACTTGTCGTCCAACTTGTAGTCCAAGTAGTTGTTGTAGATCTACTAGTTCCCCGGCTCGTAGTCCAAGATGTTGTCCATGATGTTGTGGTGCTTTGACTTGTACTATGTGATGTTAAATATGTTGTAGTGTAACTTGTAGTCCAACTTGTAGTTGTAGACCTACTAGTGCTACGTGAAGTTGAGAAAGTTGTTGTATAACTTGTAGTTGTAGATTTACTTGTACTTCTACTTGTGCTTCTACTCGTAGTCCATGAAGTAGTAAAGCTAGTTGTCCTACTAGTAGTCCGACTAGTTGTTCTGCTAGTAGTAGGCATCTTATGCTGTAATTGTTAGGTGTGTGCCTGAAAGTGACACCTTAACTCCACCATAGGTGGATGCAGTTGCCGTTGGCAATGAATAGTTATTCGCTGAAGTAGAAATACCGTCTAATTTAGTATTATCTGCGGTAGTGAAGTTCTTCTGCGTTAAACCCCCATCGCCCACAGAGTAAGTAGTGTTGTTATCAGGGATAGTAACAGATTCACTTGTACCATCACCCTTGTACAAACTTACCGTATGACCTGATAATCTAAGAGCGTCAGTAGCGTGTAAAGCGCCTTTCTCAGTGTCATGTACTACTGAACTAGGTAATGAATAATTGTTTGCTGAAGTTGCGATACCTGATAACTTAGTTTGTTCAGCATCACTAAACTCATTAGAGTCAGCGTTAGCCTCGTAAGCGGTCTTAATCTGAGCATTAGTTTGGTCTGCTGTAGCACCACTCTCAATACCATTCAACTTAGCTGAGTTCAACTCTGTATCAGTAACTACATTAGAGCCTAATTGAGCATTAGAGGCAGTACCTGATAAATCACCACCCATAGTTGGGTCTGCTGAGATAGATGTCCAAGTAAAAGTACCGTCAGCATCTGAACCTAAGTATTGACCTGATGTACCATTACCTGATACATTCAATTCTGAAGCACCTACTGAATTAGCATCAATCTGACCAGCAGCTACACTACCTAAAGTAGCTAGAGCCGCTAACCCTAAGTTAGTTCTAGCTGTACCTGCACTATTTAAGTCTGATAAGTTATTAGTTTGTAGTAAAGCACCTGATAAAGAAGCATAAGCAGCCACCCAAGCAGAACCTTCATATACAAACATAGCATCACTGGTAGTATTAAAGTACAAAGTACCTGCAACCAAGGCATTACCATCATTATCTAATGTAGGAGCCGAAGACTTCTGACCTAAGTATCTATCATCAAATGAATCAAAAGCTGCTAAAGCAGAATCTCTTGCTGCCTCTGCTGCCGATTGAGCAGTTGTAGCACTAGAAGCTGAACTACTAGCACTCGTAGCTGAACCAGAAGCCGCTGTTGCCTGAGTTGTTGCTGTAGCTGCCTTAGTAGTAGCTGTAGTAGCACTGGCTGCTGCGTTAGTAGCAGAGGTGGATGCCTCAGAAGCTTTAGTTGTAGCTGTAGCTGCTTTAGTTGTCGCTATCCCAGCCTGAGTAGTGGCGGTAGAAGCTGAACTAGCTGCTGCTGTCTTACTACTTTCTGCATTTGTCTCTGCTGTCTCAGCATTAGTTTCCGCTGTTTCTGCGTTAGTTTCCGCTGTTTCAGCAGCCGTCTTTGCTGTCTGAGAAGCAGTCTTGGCAGTTTCTGAAGCTGTCTTAGCCGTCTCTGCTGCCGTTTGTGCTGTCTCCGCATTTGTTTCCGCGGTCTCTGCTGCTGTCTTTGATGTAGCTGAAGCTGTAGCTGATGTAGCTGCAGCCGTTGCAGAAGTCGCTGAGGCTGTAGCACTCGTTGCTGCGTTAGTAGCACTTGTACTTGCTTCACTCGCTTTAGTCGTGGCTGTTGCTGCTTGAGTAGTAGCAGTCGTTGCTGAAGCTGTAGCTGATGTAGCTGAACTTGTAGCTGAAGTTGCCTGTGTGGTAGCGGTAGATGCGCTTCCCGAAGCACTTGTAGCACTTGTAGATGCTTCACCTGCTTTGGTAGTTGCAATTACTGCTTGAGCTGTAGCGGTTGTAGCACTACCTGAAGCTGATGTAGCGCTACCACTGGCGTTTGTTTCTGCTGTTTCCGCATTCGTCTCTGCTGTTTCTGCAGCTGTTTTAGCTGTCTCAGAGGCTGTCTTAATGTCTAGGAATCTTTGTGTGGAGAACTTCTTAGAAGTGCCGCTATCATTAATCAGGACTTCCTCAGTACCTGCCATTGTTGCTTTTTCGGTTAATGCTGAAATCTTAATTGAAGGCATTTATTACTCCTATTCTATTACTATGTATGTAGGCACGCTACGCTCTGTTGTCTCTAGCAAGATACCATAACCTTCGCCAGTAGCTATCTCTGTGTCAGGTGTATATTGAATATCATATTCACCAATCCATTGCTTTCTATTAGCTATCATGGCTAAAGTCTTAGCCTTACGCCAGAACAATCTAGCAGGTCTAGGGGCTTTGCGAGTTAAACTACGTATCTTTCCTCGCTTAGTTATTCTACTTTTAGCCATTACAATCTAAATAACATCTCTCTGCGTCCTATCGCTTGTCTTGCTTTAAGTGCCACTAGCTCATCTTTCATCATTTCAGCCATAGGACTGAAGCTACGGATAACTCTAGCATCCTTTCTTGGTGCTATCTTACCACTATGATGCTCATAAGTGCTTGATTTTGCTAAACTTTGAGAGTCGCCTGGAGTCTTGGTAGCTGTATGCTTAACTTCATACTTAGTGGCTTCAACTTTACCCTTCTCATTGTTAGCTGATAGTTGTTTACCGTTGTATGTAGGAGCTTTAGCATCACTCTTAACTGAGTCTAGCTCTTCTTGTGGGTTCATTAAGTCTTCTAACATCGCCATAAGGTTGTCAGTCTCTGTTTCTTCGTGAGGGTCATTAGCAAATCTAAGTGAATTAGCTTCCATGAACTCTTCCCTAGAGCCATCAGCCTCTGTATGAGTCTCAGATAGTATTCTCATCCATATCTCTTGTAACTTACACTTGAATCTCTCAAGCTCTAAGTTACCAGTGCTGTCTTCTAATATATCAAGCATAACCTTTACCCCATGTTCCTAATCGTTTGTTCTCACGTAAGTTCCATCGATGTCTATCAGCGCCAAAGCTCTCATAGTTGTCTCCATATTGGACATTAGTGCAGAATGTTTGTGTGTAGTTAGAAGGTTCTCCACAACTTGAACAAGTTTGAGGTTCTTCGCGTGTACTGTAAGAGACAATAGTATCTTCAGTATGGTTATTTTTACATTTATAACTAAATAAGGGCATAACTAATCCGTAATTAATTCAGAACAACCCTCTCGTCTTGACAAGGGCTGTTACTTAACTAACTACTAAGCAGTTACTTTGAAAGCTACAGAAGCTTCAGAGCGTAACTCACCTACACCGTAGATAGTATCAGCAGTAAACAAATCACCTAAGTATTCTTGTTTGTACTGTGTCTGCGTACGAACGCCAACTTGCTCAGCTAATACAGCAGCATCGCGATGGAAGATTAAACCTTCACGATTAGAACCAGTAGTTGGAGCAGAGTTAGTAACGAACACATCGATACCGTAGATTTGACCAATCTTACCAGTCTTAATCGCATCGCCATTACCAATGAACTGTTGCTCAGTGAAACGGTTGATACCTAGCATATCTGAAGCAGCTACTGGAGGTAAGATAATAACACGGTCGTTCATAGGAACGTCTGCATTATCAAGCGCAAGAATCATCTTACGGATACCAGCATCAGTGATAGAACCACCAGCACCAGAAGACCAAGCCGCGCCAGCACCATTAACAAACGAACCGCCTGTCATAGTACCGAATAAATCAGACTCTACTTGAGTTGCTAAAGCAAAACCAGCGTCATCAGTGTAGAACTTACGCATAGATGCAAGTGCTTGAACTTCTGCGATGTCTTCGATTAACTTCGAGTATTCGTAGTGTTTGTTGATTGAAATGTTTACTTGAGTATTAGTTGCAGCAGACAGTGTTACCTGTGCGTTTGCAGCTTTAACAGAAGCAGCGCCACGATTAGGCTTAGGGATATGAATTGTATCGCCCTTTTTACCTTTGTGTGACATTTTAGTAACTAAGTTCGCTAAAACTAAGTTTGATTTGTATGCACCAATAACTTCATCTGACCATAGTTCAGGGATGAAATTACCAGCAACGGCAGCAGTTGTATTATTAGTACCTAAAGCCATATTATTTCTCCTTATTGAGTATTATTATTTGACTCTACCTTCTGCGTAAGCTAACTGAACTTCATCAGCCAAGCTTGCGTATCTAGTCGGGTCGGTTATTTGTAGCTGAATTAAATCAGATCTACGATACATCTTTTTACCACCAACAGAATCTCCTGAAGAACGAGTTTCTGAGCTAGTTTGTCGCATTGCTTTCTGCCTCTTAGCTTTCTCTGCCTTGTTGACCTCTTGGGTCTTCCCAACCATTGAGATTTGTTTCCAAGTTCCCAATAATTCGTTTGCAGCATTAAAATCATAGCTTGCATCTGCTTTGCGGAATAGCTCAGTGCGTATAGCACTCTTTCCTATCCACTCTTGAAAGCCACTATCACCTACAACATCCATAAAATCAGGGTGTGTAGCTTCTAACTGCGTTAAATTAGCCTGTTGAGCTGACTTAACATTACCTTCTCGAGCTTTGCGAATCTCTGGATGGTTCTCTATCGCTGAATTTACTGCCTTAGCAGGATCATCGTAGAAAGTATCCTCGAAACTCACAGTTTCTTCTGTTGTTTCAGTAGCTTGATCCACTTG